ACTATGGCAGAGGTTCATCGTCTAGGTCGATTGACGAATCAAGTTCTGACATATCATCGCCGTTCAGGTCCCAATTGGCCACTACATTACGGAAAGCCACATCAGGCTGCAGTTGCCACCCGTTGCCCTCAAAGGTAATAACTGAAGGTAGCGCAAAGTCGTATACAATCGTGCTGTAGGCATTGTTTCGAATTCCGTTGCCGAACCCATTAGATACAGGAACGAACTTCTGTTGTGTGTCCGGGTCGGTGAACTCGAAACCAAACAGCGTACTATACAGGGAACGGTAAATTTCAGTGTAGCCTAGTGTCTTAGCGTCAAAACCTGATGCATCATTCGCGGTCGGAAAAAAAACAACAATCGAAAAGTTCTGGATTAAAATCTGTTTGCCCAAATTCCCCGGATAAAAAGAGGCCACCGAATCGTTCATAGTGTGGCGGTCTTTTGAAACATCCACGTCAGTAGGGATAACGAACGCCCAAAGAGTGTTTGCGTCCGCTTGTTCCGTATACATAGACTGAGCGTGGTCAATTGTTGCAACCCCGGTAACCCTGACAGACCGAACAAGCTCAATGCTGGCAATATCACCAGTCGGGAAAGAAGGATAACCGCTTACATCAATCGTGAACGTGTTTGCATCTGGAACTGTTGCAACTGTGTGAATGCCAACAAGGCCAGATCGGCCCTCAAGCAAAACACCTGAACCAGTTGGAAGTGTGTCAATCCCCGATGGAAACTCAATCTCAAACGTGCGACGATTCGGAACCGCAACTATAGTGTGTATTGTGTTCCATACCGATTCGTTGAAACCATCAATATCTAGCGTCGTGGAATCAAGTGCTTGCTGTGGAGCTGTAAGATCATGATCGAAGTTTGTTGTAAATCTTACCGTTCCATCTCCATTATCAACCGCGCTTGCAATGCTATTCTCAAACTTGCCGGATGAAATGACAACCTTTTTACCAACAGTCAATCCGTGGGCGGTAGACGAAACTGTCACAGTTGATCCGTCTGACGTTGCCGTTCCAGTGAGTGTCACGCTAAACTTGTCAGTGAAAGCAGGCAAATAGCTGCGCATGTGATTCACTATATCATTTGGACTGATCATACTTTTGCCCGCTCTTTAAATCTTTGGTAAAATAGGTCTATTGTGTCGCCAACAGTATTGTTGATCGCCAGAATCAGTGTGGGACGTGCGCGCATTCTACTGGTGCCAGTCTCAACAAATTCTCCGTACTCCGCACTGAAACCAACTCTCATTGTATGCCAGCTTGCAACCTTACCATTGTAAGACCTCAGCAAACGTCCAGTCTCAGAAGCAAATGGTTCACCCGCTGCCGATGCCTGATGCTCACGACCACGACGCAAATAAACCCGTCCTGTCTTACGCTGCTTAGTTGTTAAGTTCTCCGTCTCACGCCCAACAATATCAACCGTGTCAATCAAGGCTTCACGCATACCTTGTTTATGATATTCCACATGTTTAGGAATCTCAATTAGAACCGATTTTGTCTTTTTGGTTGTCGTGATTTTCATAGGTCAAATATACGACATCAAAAAAAGTTTGTCATTTGGTGTTTTTGTTGTTGGCGCGTTACGACGGCTGTCGTATAAAAATGACATCAACCAACCGAGGAGATGAACAATGTCTAAAATTGCAGTCCGCATGAATAAAGGCTTCCATGTTGAGTTCGACAATGGACTTACCTTTAGCGTTCAGTTTGGAAGTGGTAACTATTGCGATAACCGCAATGAGGAATTCACCACAGATGGATACAAAATGTCGTCCAATGCTGAAATTGCAGTCTGGGACAAAGAAGGAAACTTCTGCAAATTGTCTGAATACGATGACGTTGCTGGATATATTCCTGTTGACGATGTTTTTGACCACATTCAAAATGTGAGGAAAATGCCATCAGGAACCAACGGCAATAACTGGAACTACAAAGCTTGATACTTTCCCCGGCTTCGGTCGGGGTTTTCTTTTAAGAACTAGACCCATCTACATCATCATCACCACGATCAGAGCATTGCACGATCAGATAACGGTTATCTTCACCGTCATTTGTGACACGCAGCGCTCTGAATCGTTTTCCGTTGTAGTCTATGAAGTGGTTTCCGTCTTCTGGAAGAACGATAGAAGAATTGAATCTTACATAGAACAGGTGGGTTGCACGGTCATCAATCGCGATACCCGCAAACCGCTTAGTTCCTTCTACCGTTTCGATAGCTGACCATAGGCGGTAAAGTTCAACAAACGTCTCTACGCCAGACGGGTTGTCAAAATCTGGAACTAAATCACGTCGTTGCACTGAAATAGGGTGACGTAAATCACCGGTGCAAATTTCCAGTTTTGGGAATCTCTTCTTTCGGCACGTTGCCATTATGCGAACACTTCCAAGATTCGATATGGTGCAAGCAGAGACCTAGCCGCTCCACCGACTGAACCCTTTGACTCAGCACACTCGCAATCGCCACGATCCTCAAATAGTGCGTTCGACATCATCATTATGGCTATTTTAATCGGTTGCGGAACAGCAGAAGCATCACCATAACCAGCAACAAACGTTACGCGAATAGGACGTGGCAACTCCGTTCCATGTAGCCACCAGCTTGAATCTGGAAACGAATTAGGAAACAGCAAGCGGGGATATGTGATATAATCCTTTAGCTTGTAATCCGTGAAAGCGTCATAAGACTCAGTTGATTCATTCCACGTTTCAACCGAAGTGATGGACTGTAATGGAGATTTGTTAATCTGGATGAATGGACCTTGCTCAAGTCGAGTGCAAAGTAATGTCTGAAAGTCACCACGCGCTGTACGCTCAACAAACCAACGTCCGGTGTATGCCTCGGCCAAGTCTGTTGCTGTCTGCAAATACGCTGCAATAAGCGCATCTTCATCGTCAAAGGAAATCTTGGCAAATTCCTTGAACTCAGAAACAGTAACCGGCAACTCAGCAGGAGCTACCGTTACAGTGTAATAGTCATTTTTGAAGACAGCGGACATTGAAACCCTATCTATATATCACGCAACCCACCTTTAAGGTTACGCATTTTTAAAGTCGGCCTTGAAAGCTGCTTTCATTTTACCAAGAGACTTGCGACGATCAAGCTTAACGCCAAATTCAGCCGCATATTCGTCTAGCGTCTCTTTATCATCCATTGAGTACACAAATTCCCAATCAGGTCCATTTTCCGGCTCTTTATCTTGTTCTTGTTTTTCGACAACTTCAGCTTTTGTGTCTTCAATTTCGACATCAATAGATGGTTTTTCGACATCCGCAAATTCAGCCCATGCAGTCGCGCAGATTTGATCAGCCCATTTCTGAGTTAGATCATCTTCGCCCTCTTTAACCATTCTAACATGAACGCCCTCGAACGCAAATAGACCTGACTTGAGGATATTGACTTTAACCATAATTTACTCCGAAAGAAGGTAGGGAGGCCCGAAAGCCTCCCGTGCTAGATTATTCAGGCAGAACTTCGCCGTTCAACATGCACGAAACATTGATGGTTGCACCAGTCGTGGTGCCAGTCGAAACAATGTTAGGACGCACATAACGCTTGGTGCTGTGAACACCGGCTTTAAAGTAGGAGTCACCATCTGCGGTAGCAGCGGTTACACCAGTGTCAACAGCATCAGAACCGCTAACAACGACGATCTTTTCAGAGCCAACCGTAGTACCGTCGGAAAGACCGGAGTCATCACCTTCAGTAAAGGTCAGCTTGTAAGTGCCATCGGTATATGCGCTTGCGGCAATGAAGAAAGTCACGCCAAGGTCAGCATCTTTAGTGTCAAAGATGAAACCGTTAGTGGTGGTATCAGTGGCAATGTCGCCCTCAAAAGCGAGGAGAAGATTGCCGTGAGTAACCATTTCGCGTACAGCCATTTTAAAACTCCTTAAGCCGCAATTTTCAGAATTTTACCGGCTTCGTAGTTCGTAACCGCACCGCCGACACGTTTAGTGGTGTAATAACGAACATACGGTTTAGCGGTATAAGGATCACGCAGAACGCGAATGCCGAGACGGTCTACAACGGTATAGAACTCTTCGAAGTCCGCAACAACCATTGCAAGCGCATTGGATGCTTTTACAGGCATGTCTTCCATGAACACAACATCCTTGCCAAGCAGCATTTTAGTGCCGCCTTCCATAAGGATACGCGGGTCAAGAAGGTATGCGCCATCGGAACTTTTAAGCTGCATAACATC